GAACTTTGGAGGAGGGAAGAACTTTGGTTCTCCTATGTTTACTGGAGCAAATGTTGACTTCTTACAGCTTGGAATGAGCTCAACTGATTTACAGATGATTGAACAAGGAGTTCTTTCTTTGAGAGCTATTTGTAATATTTACAAAGTATCATCAAGGCTTTTCAATGATCCAGCAAACTCAACTTTTAACAATGTTGCTCAAGCTGAAAAAGCAATGTGGAATGATGCAGTTATTCCTTTACTTGAGAAATTTAAACAAAGATACAATTCATGGTTAGCTCCAACTTTTGGAGAAGGATTCATTCTTGACTATGATCTAACTGGTGTTGATGCTTTACAAGCTGATGCAAAAACAAGAGCTGAGGTTTCAAAGATTCACGCTGATTCAGGAAACATTTCTGTTAATGAATACAGAAAAATGAACGGACTTGAGCCATTGGATGAAGCAACTGCTGATATTATTCCAAATTTGCAAAATAATAACCAAGAAAATTCTTAACTTAACAGCCATGAATTTAGATGAAAAACTAAATAAACACTACGGAGTTAAGTCAATGGCCTTTAAAATGGAGGATATTGATGAAAAAAACCGTATTGTTAAGGGATATGGTTCTGCTTTTGACGTTATTGATTCTGATATGGATGTTATCAGAAGAGGAGCTTTTGCGAAGTCATTACAAGAAAGAGGAGCAAATTCTTCAGGAAATAGAAAGATTGCTCACTTAAGAAATCATGACTGGGAGCATCAGATTGGTAAATTCCTGGAGATGGAAGAAGATGAGTTTGGATTGAGGTTCGTTGCTCAACTTGGAAGGTCAACAAAAGGACAAGATGCTTTGCTTGATTATCAAGATGGAATATTAAGAGAGCATTCAATCGGGTTCAATTATGTTGCTGACAAAATTAAGTTTGTAGAAAATACAACTTATAGTCCTGAAGGGCATTATGAAATTTCTGAAGTTAAACTTTGGGAAGTTTCAGGTGTTACTTTTGGAGCAAATGAGTTCACTCCAGTAATTGAGGCTGCAAAATCAGGAGATACTGAAGGAGCTGTGAAAAGATTCCATGAACTTGAGGCTTCTTTCTTAAAAGCCATTAAAAGAGGGACTGGAACGGATGAAAGACTTGAAAACTTAGAAGCAAGGTTCAAGCAATTACAAGAATTAAGAAATTCACTTTTTGTGGAGAAGCCATCTTTGAAAGATACTTTGAAAGCAGAAAAGCCGAATGATAACGACAAGAAAGAATTATTTTTGAATTTATTAAACGACTAACAAAATGGAATTTGTTAAAAAATCTGCTGAAGAATTGGCAAAGATGAACGCTGATGAATTACAAGCGTATTATGTGGGTAAATTAAACCACGAAAAGAAAGAAATGACTGCAAGAATTGAAGCTTTAGAAGCTGAAAAAGGAACAGAGAAGTATGAAGCATTAGCTGAAGAGGTTAAGAGCTTAAAAGACTCTCAAATGAAGTCTTTAGAGGAAGCTTTAAAAGCTCAAGGAGCAATCATTTCAAAAATGAACAAAGGAAGCTTATCAGGAGCGCAAATGAACGCTGTTGAGGGTTCTGTTAAGGCTATGTTAGAAGCTAACGCTGAAAACTTTAAAAAGTCTAAAGATGGAAGGCATGAATTTGGATTCAGCTTAAAAGTTGCTGGAGATATGACAATTGCTGGAAATGTTTCAGGAGGTGGATTGCCACAAGCTCAAAGATTAGAGGGAGTAAATGACATCGCTGAAAGAGAAGCAATCACTTGGGCGTTAATCCCAAAATTCACAACTGCTTCAAACTCTGTTGAGTGGGTTTATGAATCAGCTCAAGATGGAACAATTGATGGTACTGCTGAAGGAACTGCAAAAGATCAGATTGACAATGATTTCGTTGTTGCTTCTGTTTCTTTAAAGAAAAGAGCTGCTTACTTCAAGGTTTCAACTGAAATGTTAGATGACGTTGCTTTCATGGAGGCTTGGTTAAGAAACAAGTTAATCACAAGATTGTTCTTAGACGTTGATAACCAAGTATTGAATGGAACTGGAGCTGGTCAATCTTTAAACGGATTATTGTCTTTGGCAACTGCTTTTGCTGCTGGAGGTTTCGCTGCTTCTGTTGACAATGCAAACGATGTTGATTCTTTAGTTGTTGCAGCTAATCAAATCAAATTAGCTAATCACAGAGGAATGTTATCAATCATGATGCATCCATCTGATGTTGCTGGATTAAAATTGATTAAGCTTTCTGCAACTGATAAGAGATATGTTGACAGACTTGTTCAAGTTGGTTCACAATTATCTCTTGATGGAATGCCAATCATTGAGAATGTAAATATTGCTGCTGGAGATTTCTTAATTGGAGATTTCTCAAAAGCAATCGTTGTTCAAAAAGAAGCTTTATCTGTTGAGGTTGGACTTGATGGAAATGACTTCACAAAGAACTTAAGAACGATTCTTGCAGAGTGGAGAGGAGATGTTATTGTTCAAAACAATGACAGAAGTGCTTTTGTTACTGGTACGTTTGCCACTACAAATGCAGCTTTAGAGACTCCTTAATATAAGGTAATTTAAACACAAAGCCTCACTTCCTTAGGGTTGTGGGGTTTTTGTGGTATAAGACATTACTTATGAAGAAACAAGTAAAAATATTGAAAGCTGATTTGATTCCTTCTGACAAGATCCAGGATGGAGACATAAGAAGCTTCCAAGAAAAGACAGCTCAAGCTTTAATTAAGAAAGGTATTGCTGAAGAAGTAGTTGAAAAGCCAAAAAGAAAACCAAGAGCAAAAAAAGCTGAATAATGAGCATCATTCAAACATCAGACTTCGTTGGGGAGGTTCAAATCTCTAAAAATAAGTTCACAGCTGCTGAACTTCAATCTTATATTGACAGAGTTGAAGAGGATGTGCTGAAGCAATTACTTGGAGATACCTTATATCTTGCTTTTAAAGCTGATTCTTTTGGAAATGATGCTGGAAGTCGTGACAGATATAAAGAGCTTTTAAACGGTTTAGAATACACTAATCCTGATGATTCAAGCCTTACTGTTGCATATATGGGCCTTAAAAGGATGTTAAGACTGTTTATTTACGCTGAATACTTACCAAATCAGCTTTATAACAACACGATAATAGGAGAGGTTGAAGGAAGCTCCAGGAATGCTTTCAATACAGCTGTTTCAAAAGTAAATGAGACTGCTGAAGATAGGCAAAGAATGGGAGTTGATTTGTATGACTCAGCTCAAACATTTATTTCAGACTATAATGATAAAGAATACACTCCTTCAAGCATTGTTGATCAAACTGGGAATGTTTATTTGGTTTCTGTTAGTACTACTAAATACATTCAAGACGGAGATACGGTTAATATTAATGGTGCTGATTATGTTGTTTCTAACCTCGTGACTGATACAAGTTTTGAGATAAGTGAAACATCAGGAACAGTTTTCCCATCAGACTCAACAGTTAAATTTGAACTTTATCCAACTTATAATGGTGTAAAAAAAGCAAAGGTTTTCTTTAGAGGATTAACTTTTTAAATTTAGATAAAATGGCAATAACAATTAACAAAAGAGGGACTTCAATAATAGAAATAAATGACTCAACTAAAGATGAGCCATATTTCTTGAACTTTTATGATATTGCTCTGCATTCTGCTGGAGATTTAATGGTAATTAGTCAAAAAGGTGTGATAGTTAATGGAGACGATGAGATAGTTGTTGATTATAATGATGTGACAACTCCAGTCGGAACAACTTCAGGAGATGATTTAGTGAGAACTGTTTGCGAATTATTCTAAATGGCTATAACTATAAATAAAAGAGGATCATGTATTCTTGAGGTCAATGATGATACTCAGGACAGACCTTTATATTTCAATTTTAGAGACATTGTGTTATCTTCTGATGGAGCTTTCATGAATATTACTGAGAGTCCTGTTAGTTGGAATTTAGACAAGCGTTATAATTATACCGATGTCACTAACATTACAGCAACTTCAGGAGCTGATTTAGTTGTTAAGATTGCTGAACTGTTTGAGGGTGGTGCTCCAGTTGAACCTGGAACTGTTCAGTTAGGTACAGTTGGAACACTTGCTGGTTCCTCATTAGGAGTTGCACCTTTTTCTTTTGCTTATGATAATTCATTTGCAACATGGATAATTGAAGCAAGTGAAATTTCTGCAATCTCATCAGGGCAACAAATAGATTCAATTGAATTGTATTTTGGATCAATGTCTGATGCTTCATATTTCATGACTTCTCAGAGAATTTACATGGGATACACTACATTGAACAATTGGACAGGAAACTTGCCTAACGTTGGGCATTCAGGAGGTACTTCAACTGTTACAAATAGAACGTATGTGAAAACAAGCTTTTCAAAAACATACACAAGTGCAGAAGAAGGTACATGGCTTACTTTCTCACTCACAACTCCATATGTTTACAATGGAACATCAAACATTGTGATTGATTGGGAAAATAGGGATGGTTCGTATGACTTTGGAGGACCAAAATTCCATATACAAAACAAATCAGGTTCAGTAGCTTATAAAAGAAGAGATGGATCATATCCTTCAGGTTCATGTTTTTTAGATGCTGAAAGACCAATTATGAAATTAAATTATAGTTAAAATGAATTTACAACAGTTAGAGCAAGATTTGGGTAGTTTAGGCACTGTTACTACTTGTGAGGTTTCAAACGATATGTTAATGATTTCAGTTGGTGGAGTTGTAAATAGTGCTGCAACAGATACTTCATTTAATCAGATTATTAATGATAATAATGTTGGAATTGATTTCCCTATAAGGGAGGCTTATGCTAATGAAGGGGGGAGTGTAAAAGCAATTTATAAGGTATAGTTATGGCTTGTACTCCAAAAAC